AAAGCAATTTAGAGGAATAGCTACTCGATATGACAAGCTCAAAAGAAATTATCAAAGTTCTGTTGCTTTAGCCTGTATATTTTTATGGCTACCTTTATAGGGTTAATTATGAACAGTAAGTATTAACAGACCCTAGTTTTTGATGAAGAAAATTGAAAAATAAAAACAGGTGATTTGATCTGTCTTGTTTAAAGAATAAAAAGCGCCTAGAAGGCACTTTTTATTCTTTAAGTAAATTTACGGCGTTAGAATGACTTTACGACAGTCTTCTTCCTTTTTATCAAAAATACGGTAACCTTCCGCAGCATCTTCCAGTTTCATGCGATGGGTAATAATCACATCCGGAGACAGATCTCCATTTTCGATATGTTCGAGTAACTGCGGCAAGTATTTATGCACATGGGTTTGTCCCATTTTAAAAGTTAAACCTTTGTCAAAGGCATCACCAAACAGGAAGCCATGAATTGGACCTGCATAAACCCCAGGTACACTCACCACACCGCCGCGTCGGACTGCTGCAATACATTGTCTTAGTGCTGAACCACTCGAACCTTCTAATTTCAGGTTGGTCATTACTGTTTCCAGAACACTCCCTTTGGCTTCGAAACCAACGGCATCAATAACTGCATCAACACCACGATAACCTGCTGTATTTTGAATAATAAATTCAGCTGCATCGACTTCATCAAAGTTGACCGGAATGACCCCATAGGTTTGATGAGCAAATCGCAAGCGATAAGGGTGATGGTCGACCATGAAGATCTGTTCGGCACCGAGCATCCGTGCACAAGCTGCAGATAACAGACCGACTGGACCAGCACCATAAATTGCCACTGTAGAACCACGGGTGACTTGAGCATTGGTTACTGCCTGCCAGGCTGTTGGCAGAATATCGGTCAGGAATAATACTTTTTCATCAGGCAAGGAGCCAGGAACCTTAAACGGTCCGACATTGCCTTTGGGAATCCGCACATATTCAGCCTGACCACCCGGAACACCACCATACAGGTGGCTAAAGCCAAACAAGGCCGCTCCTGGTGGAATCTGTTTTTTATTGAGAATTGCACCACGACCCGTATTGGTATTTTCACAGGCAGCCATCAGTTCATGTTCACAGAAAAAACAGTGACCGCATGCAATGACAAAGGGAATGATCACCCGGTCACCTTTTTTGACTTCTGTCACTGCAGGGCCGACTTCTTCTACAACTCCCATAAATTCATGGCCGAAAATATCACCGTCTTCAGTGGCGGGGATTTTACCCCGGTATAGATGTAGGTCTGAGCCACAGATGGCAGTGGCTGTCACCCTTAAAATAACGTCATCTGGTTCCTGAATCACTGGATCTGGAACAGATTCAACTCGTACATCCCGAGCACCATGATAGGTAAGAGCACGCATGCGGATTTCCTCTCTAGTTCAACATAAATAGTCTCAAATAAGGCTGCTGATTATTAAAAAGCCTTTTTATTAGAGCCTTATAACCTGACCTAGAGCTGTAAATTAATGTATGAAATAAGGAAGCCGAGTGTTTAAAAAATAAACTTATATAGTACTTGCGTAATTCACTACAAAATATGTCAAAAATCGAGTAAATGATTAGGGTCTGTTGAGAGGTTCCTTATTTTGTACCTTATATTTACGTAACGGATGAAGATTTAGAATAGTTTTATCTTCCTACCAAAATACCAATCACTGGAATACATTAATAAACTAATTAAAAAGAAGATTTTTTAAATTTAACTTATGATGAACTCGTCGAGATTATTAGTAAGGCTCGGATGACTGGGCCTCAGATGATTCCAATCCTAGGAACTGTTGTTTAAAAGGATTAAAAATTAAATGCAATACGAAAAGGTGCACCAGATAACGAGCTCTGCTCTTAAGTTTTTTGAAGACCATCTAAAATCTCCAATGATATGGCAAGTTTTTCCCAGAAACTTTTGTGAGGAAGCAAGTAGCTTACTATTAATAATTCTTCAACAAGAAGGCATAAATGATTTTAAACTCATGAAAGGGACAAATATTGAAAATGAACATCATTTTTGGTTAGAAAATGATGAGTATGTTATTGATCTTACAGCCCATCAATTTGATGAAATCATTTCACCCTTCTTGCTCATAGAGAAAAGTAAATACCCTTTAAGTAAAGTATTTTCACTGGATATAAGTGAAATTATTGATTTTCAAAACTGGGGTGGACTAGATCCATTTAAGCCTAAAATTCAAAGTATTTTTTATGTGGATTATTACAAATAAAGCCCTCCTCAGAGAGCTTTCACACAAATACCTACACTCACATTGCTATTGATCGTATGAGCTGTGCATCCTGATAATAGAATGCACAGCACTGTGATTGTCAAAGCTATCTTTGAACGTCTGCAATGAAAGACTTTCATATAACAACCCGATTAGCGATCCAGCCATAGAAAAACTGCTCTTGGCTTTTATTACGCTCACAGATTTCAATGTAACGCTGGCCTTGCATAATGTTGAGCACTCGCACTAGAACCTTCTCACCTTCTTTCCCACGTTTGGCTAGATAGGTTTTTAAAGCTCCTAAAGTGTTAGAACCATAAACACCATCAACCTTCAAATCGGCGTACCCAGCTTTACCTTGGTTGTTAAGCAAGTTCAAAGCACGCTGTAAAAGTGGTTTTGCAAAGTTGATACCACAGTTCACACCAGTATCTAAAAGTTCTTCAGCTACAGCAGAGCTAAGAGTATTCACCTGATCAAAACGTGGTTCTATCCAGTACTGTTTCCGATAAATTACTTTGGCCACATCAAGAGGTAAATCTTTCATATTGCCTCTATAGCCGTTTTCACGAGCTACAGATTGAGTAATACCGTATTTGGTTGCACCACCCCGATCTGCGGGATTATTTACATACCCGCCTTCGCGTTTAATTAACTCATCAAGATATTGTTCAATATTCATTTCGGTTTCCTTCAGATGTAAAAAAACCGCCCGAAGGCGGCATTAACTGTTTGAAATATCGTTTTTGGCTTTCTTAAACTCTTTAATCACTTCAACAATCGTTTTCCCTTCTTGCTTGTCGATGAAATTAAAGGTCCATCGCACAATGGCCCAACCGGGCAAACCACAAATGAAGAAAAAACCACCTATAGCAATCATTCCCCAGATATCAGTGACCCACTCATGCAAGCCCCATTTCACGATAATGAATGAACCGCCACATAAACTGGAAACAACGGTGCAAATCAAACCCACGGCCCATTCTTGAGGAGACCTTGGCATTCGTGTCATTAAAACGACGGCAGCAACTAATGAAATTGCTAAGGTGACAGCAATTGCCGCACCATAAAACTTTAAAAATGCAGTAATACTGCTTGTTGAAAGTGGCTCCATAGCCATTACTCCAGAAATAAAAAAAACACCCGATTGGGTGCTCTCATTGAAATTTTTAAATTAGAAATTTACTGCTTCAATTTCTTCATATGTCAAAGCAGTTTCAATTTTCTGTCGTGCAATACGCCCTCTCTCATGAATGTTATTAATGTGCACTGCAAGCGCGGTTTTTAAGTCAATCAATTGATCAGGACTAAGATTAACAACTGAATTGTCTTTTAAAGTCCACTCAACTGGTACACCGAGCAAAGCTGCAGTAGCGATTCTTAGTTGAGAATTAGAGTCTGAATCATAAAGCTTATTTTCAAACTCAAATCCGCCAAACTCATACTGATCCCGAATCTGCTTGATTTGCTCCCATTTATGCCTTTTTGCATCTTCTAAAGTTCGATTATCGACCCACTTCTTAGTTTCATAATCGAAGATATGATATGGCGAGGGCTGAGTGGGAATATTTATCCACTTTCCTTCTTGAAAAAACATATTTGGACAAGGAGGATCATCTAAAGCGATACATCCCTCAGGAGTATTCAGCTTGATCATCTCTTCATTACCAAAAATATGTCCAATAACTTCACCATTCTTTGAAACTAATACCGTCACTTTTTAAGCTCCAATGTTGATAAAGATGACATGGTGACTATTGTAGGAGTTTCGGCAAAGCCACCTTGAGCTTCAAATGAACCATAATAAATATTGGAATATTTAGTGATATAGGCCAACTGAAGCACTATTGTTTTTGTACCAGTGGAAGCAGGTAGGATATAAACGGGTGTCGCAGTAACTCCAATAAACCGGATTGTACTGCTCCCATCATAAAATGTTGGGTATATTTCCTGAGTGTACGCAACAGTACCATTTACTAATACCCGACAAGCTAGCGTCACACATTTCAAAATGTCGTAGGAGGATGGATATTGTGTGATCCTGACCTTACAGTCAAACACAAACGATCCATCAATCCTTAGTTTACCTCCTTGCGTTTGCACATTAAGAGTAACTAAATCTTGTGTATAACCAACTGAACCTGCCATTGAATTAGAAACAGCGAAATAAAATTTACGCTCTGTTTGATTAATTACCCCGGAAGGGACAGTAACGGCTTCATCTTGGATTTTTAAAGTGTCTATTGCTCCGTTTTTAATGTGAGCATTATCAACTTCAATATCACCTAAATCAGCGCTAATGGTGCTTAGATTTTCTGCCCAGATTCTATTTGCATTAATATAGCCAAAGCTACCAGAATCTACATATAAACCTCTTGGAATTACTGTTCCATTCGGTAGAGTTAGTGGCGTATTTAATAGCGACATTATAGGCTTAGGAGTTACACCATCGACTCCAACTGGCGCGCCGAACTGGATAGTATCGTAATTGAAAATGAATGTTGACGTGGTACCATCATTCATTGAACCATGACCTGCTAAATGCCCATTCACATCCATTTTTAAATATTGCTGAGCTTTAACACCATCAACGCTTTCAGTTACCTGTTGAATTGCAGCTGTATTTCCACCAACAGTAGTTTGCAAAGTAGTAATACTCGATGCTTGAGTTGAAACTTTGCCATCAATAACAGAAACTTTAGAATCCAATGAACTGAGCGCAGAAGCATCGGCTTTACTTGCAAGGACACCATTAATATTCGATACACTGTTATTCAATTGTGTAATTGAATTGCTTTGGCTAGAAATGGTCCCTTCAGCATTCGTAACTCGAGTATCAAGTGAAGATAAAGCTTTTGAAGTTGCAATTTCGCCAATTGGTTGCTCCCACAGTGTTGCAACATTCCCTTGTTCCAACTTCATGCGTCTTATAGCCAATGCGTTTCCAACTGTAGTTGAATCAGACTGAAAAGACATAATGAGGCTTGTTGCATTTGCTGGAACTGTGAATGTGCAACTTTGTCGAGTGTATTGATTATTGCTGATACCGCTCATTGATTTAACAGCAATATCACTCCAAGCGCCGCCAACTTGGGCAATAATCCGCCAGCGCACTGGCAATGCAGCACCACGCACATCTGCACTAATTGTGTAAGTAGTGCTTGCGCGTAAAACACTGGTAGCGTTGACTGGTGAGGTCATACGGTAGTAGCGTTCTACACTCGCATCGTTAACAGTAAAGTAAGAATCAATATTGAAATTTGTCGAAAATCCTTGGGCAGAAGCTGTACCATCGCTTGTTTTTGGTTGATTCGCAGAGTTCGGAGCAGCCGTATTACTTAATAAGTTTGCACCAATTACTGCCGCGGCGCTTAAACCTGCCTGCAAACTGGTGATCTGGTTACCTTGGCTTGTAATAGAGTTCTCCGTCGCGGTGACTCTGGAATCCAAACTTGATAATGCAGCGTTATCTGCTTTCGTAGCTAAAGCGCCATTAATATTTGAAACACTATTATTTAAAGAAACAATGCTGTTCCCTTGGCTTGTAATCGTACCTTCTGCACTTGCGACACGGGAGGTTAGTGAAGAAACGGCTGATGCTGTTGCAGCATTTTCTAAAGATGCCGTTTTATCTACCAAGCGAATAGAAGAATAATCAACAACCCCAGCGTTTGGATACATCCATACACCAAACCATGCGAATACATCTGAGGTTGGTGCATAATCTAAAGAGAAATCAACAAAATTGGTTGTATCTGTTGCTGTTACTTGTTTTACTGCTAATGTGGCGTTATCACCTGTTCTAATCCAGCGCAGCAATAAACCTGCGGTTCCAGATACCTTACGTGCCCTTACAGTTGCTTGGTAAGTTCGCCCTGCTTTTAACCACATCCCCGAGGTCGGTGTTCTTACCGTTGGGTTGGTACCAGAGGTACCGGCATCATTTGATTTAGTTACTCGTAAGCCAGTACCCCCACCTTCACCGTAATTACCAGCAACAATTGAGTTACCTGTTGCAAGCTCACTTACGGCAATGAACTTCAAGCCCTCTCTAAAATTTGGGTCTAAATTTAGCGCATCACCTTGTGACTGAATAGCAGACTGCAAACTTGTGATGTTGCTGTTGGTTGTAGTTAGACCATTTTCTGTAGCTGTTACACGACTATCTAAAGCTGTAATAGCACTTGAATCTGCTTTTGATGCCAGAGCGTTATTAATTGTATTAACACTATTGTTCAGAGAGGTAATTGCACTTCCTTGAGAAGATATAGTATTACCTTGTGATGTCACAGTGTTAGACAATGCCTCCAATGCCGAAGCATCGGCTTTTGTATTCGCTGTCTTCTGTGCTGCATCTGCTGCGGATACTGCATCATTAGCTGTTTTTTGCGCTGTTGCTACACTGTTATTGAGTGAAGTAAGGGAGTTACCTTGACTTGTTAACGTATTTCCCTGCTGAGTAACTGTGGAACTTAAAGATGAAAGTGCAGAAGCATTTGCAGCAATTAAATTACCTGTTTCAGTAGAAGCTGCTGAATATGCGGTTGCGATTGTCCCTCTTTCTAATTGAACATTTGTAAAATATGCAACGCCTGCGGCAAGCAATAACATATACAAATTAGTAGTATCAACATGTGATGCTGACTTTCTTAAAGTTGTAATTGTGTACTTTGTCCATGTAGTTGTTAGTGCAATATTTTGGGAACCGATACCACCGAATAATTGAATTTTTACAGATAATGCAGCATCAGCTTTTGCAAAAAACGATAAGACAAGTGGTTCATTAGAACTCGCCACTGGAACAACTGATGTGGTCATTAAGATTTGATGCACACCATCTTGCCCAGCACCACTAGCTGTTACTTTTAAAACTCTAGATCGGGCATAAGTTGCGCTATCCACTGCAATACTATGATTACCATTCGCTGTGATATTACTTAAGTCGTTGTAAAGGGTGTTATAGACTAAGTTAAGACTCCCATTCGTGATCGAGTTATTCAGCGAAGTAATATTTGCAGTATTTGACGTTACTTTACCGTCAATAGTTGTCACTTTTGAATCAATACTACTAACCGCACTTGCATCCGCTTTTGACGTTAAAGCGTTATTAATGTTAGTAACACTGTTTTGCAGCGAAGTGATAGCACTACTGTTTGATGTTAGGGTATTTCCTTGTTGTGTAACTGTGTTCTGAAGCGTGCTTAACGCACTAGCATCTGCTTTATCATAAGTAGATGGTTTCCAGTAAGTTGCAACTTGGCCTTCTTCTAATTGAGGCTTTTGAATTGTTAATGTCGCATTATTGCCATCACTAGAACCGTTAAGATCAAAACGTAGGGAATAGGTAACGCCTACTGCATCCGCACTAGTTTTAAATGTTACTGAATATCGAACAAGATTCGTTGTTCCAACTGTCACATAAGTTGATTTGTGATGTGCACCATTACTAGCAATTAAGAATGATTCAACGCTCTTAACATTTGCGGTTCGCACTGCCCAAAAAGACAAAGTGTAATAAGTGTCTGGCTTAAGTGCAGGATCAGTTAAAGACCATGTGATATAGCTTTCACCCGTAGTTGCGGCCATTGATACAGTTTTTAACTGATCTGCCAAAGCAACTAAGTTTACACCCACACTGCTCAATGAATTCTGTAAAGATGCGATAGACGCGCCTTGACTTGTAATAGTCCCCTCGGTAGTAGTTACTCGGCTATCTAGGGCGGATAAGGCGATTGAATCTGCTTTTGATGCAAGCGCATTATTAATTGTAGAAACGTTATTTTGAAGGGATGTAATAGCACCTCCCTGAGATGATATATTGCCCTCAGTTGTAGTCACACGGTTAGCCAAAGAACTTAAAGTAGATGCATCCGCTTTACTTGCAAGCGTTCCGTTGATACTTACAATATTATTATTCAGTTGCGTAATTGAGCTGCCTTGACTTGTTAGAGTCCCTTCGGCATTTGTCACACGACTGGCTAGATTTGTGATAGCCGATGCATTGGCGTCAGAAGCAACCGCATCCGTAGCATTAATGATACTAATCGAATCATAATCAATCGTACCAGATGCCATGACCCATGTTCCGAAATACACAAGAACATCTGATGCGTATTATTAGCTTTTAAGAAAAAACCATCTGTCCGGTTTGTATTGACGTTTGTATTTGTTCCAGCAGATGTATCTGTATTTGACTTAATTACACGAATACCAAGTGACCCATTCTCACCGTAAGCGCCGTGCGTAACAGAGTTACCTGCCGGTGTTTCAGCAATTGTGTAATATTCCAAACCAGATACAAAATGAGGATCAATATTGAGCGCGTCTGCTTGTACTCTTAAAGTGCTTTTTAGCGTATTGATTGACATCGAAGCTGCATCAGCCTTGCTTACTGCTGTGTTTGCAGTTGTTTGAGCTGTGGCCGCAGATGAAATAGCTGTATTCGTCTTTGATTCATTCGTAGTTAAACGTGAATCTAGCGCGTTAATTTGCGTAGCATTGGCACTTGTATTTGTAGCATTTGTCGTAATCTGAGTCTGCAAACTTGATAAAGTGCCATTGGTGCTTGATTTATAAGTTTCAATGTTGCTTAACAGGGCCGCATCTTCAGACTTGCGCTGAGTAGTTTCAGTTGTTAATCCATCATTCAAATTAGAAATTGCAGCGATACGAGTAGAACTCTCATCTGCAATCTTTTGATTTAACAGATTTGTAGAAGTGATTAAATCACTTGCTACTTTAGATGCTGCTGTTGATGCATTATTCGCTGTATTTTTAGCATTGGTCGCTATAACACTCGCATCATTTGCTATTTTTTGGGCTGAAGAAGCTTGTGTTTGAGCAGAGGTTGCTGCCGATTGAGCACTCGAGGCCGCCGTCTTAGCTTCAGAGGCCACAGCCTGGGCATTGTTAGCTGCAGTTTGGGCGCTACTAGCAACAGCTTGGGCATTATTTGCTGCAGCTTGGGCTGCTTCAGATACATCGACTGAATTTTCAATTTTACCTTGAAGCTCTTGGGCAAGATCACTCTCATTAATATGACCAGAAATAAGATCAAGAACCGCTTCCGGATCTGCTGTGGTCGTACCATTGACCCATTCAGACCAAGGACCAACATTGCCAATCCGGTCAATTAATCGACCGCGATAAAACTGTCTAAGATTAGGTTGTAAACCTTGGATTGTGGTAGTGGTAGTCGGATATGCAAACAATCCTAATTGAGCAATATTGTTGATGCCATCAGGTGAAACTTCAATTTCGGTATAAGCTGTATCTTTTGCACCTGTTGGAGGGAATCCCCAATCAAGCTTCATTCCAAACAAAATACCTGTGGCACGTATAAAAGCTATTTTCGGCGGTAATCCCTGCTTTCCAGTAATTTCAGTTAAGGAAGATGTAACCGGTAAAGATGCGATTTCAAAAGCAGAAATTGCTGTAACACGAGCTTGATATTGACCTGAATAAACACCAGGTACCTCGACTGAATTATTACCAGTTAATGGTAAACGAATCCACGAACCATCATCTTTTCGCCACTCAACAAGATACTTAACAGCACCTTTTGCTTGTGTCCATGACACAATCATTGTGGTGACATTAATACCTTGATCAACACGACTTTCGGTCGTAATCAAAACATCTTTGACTGGTTCTTGAGTTGAAGGATTGACTATTGATATAGGTGCTTCTTCAAAGAATGCACCGTTATCAATTTCATCAAATTTTTGAGGGTTATATTGGAGTGCTGTAATACTGAACTGGTGTTTTTCATCTTGTGAGATTGAAATAACACGGAACTTCATTGTCGCTAAATCTTGAGCATCAAGAACCCATACGTTTTGTACAGCAATTGAATTCTCATCGAACGGAAGTGTTACTGTGATAACCCGACCAGAGATCGACTGAACAATTCGCGTTTGTGCTTTGCCATTTTCGCCATTGATAACCAGACGATCACCAGCTTTAGCAATAACGTCATCTCGATCAATGGTTATGCTTTTGAGATCAGCAGAAATTTTAGATACACGTCCGCCATTAGCACGTCCTGCAAACAGTTCATCCGCAATTTCAATTACTCTTCCTGGCAGTGGAATATGCCCATCTAAACCGACTTTAAACGAAACTGTACGAGTCTCCTTTTGCTCGGATTTTAAAGCCCAGTGGCCTGCACGTTGAGCCTGGCCACGAGAAGTACATCCCCACGCATCTAATTCAAGAATGCGTACTTGGCCAGCCTCAGCAATTGCCTTCTCATCACGTACATATTCGTACTCGGTTTTGTAGTGATTTGCTGGGTTATCCCAGGCAACCTTAACTACGTTGTGACGATCACGTGCACGAGTACCAGAGTATTCAAATACTCCACCGATTACGTTAGCTCGGCTATAGGTGAAATATGTATCTTGGGGAATGTCTGCATCACAATTGATGCTATTACCATCCCAATAAGCAATCGCACGAAATACACCAGCTAACTTCATTAAAATGCTAAAAGCTTCTTCAGCACTTTGCAGATAAACGTTACAAGTAAAACGTGGTTCTTGGCCACCAACCCCATCAGAAACTGTCTGGTCGCAATATTGAGCTAAACGGTACAAAGACCATTTATCAATCATAAAAGGAGTTAAACGACTCCCAAGGCCATACCGATCATTTGTACATAAATCGTAGTAAATCCATGCGGGGTTATTTGTATAGGCTCGCTTAAAGGTACCATCCCACATTCCCGTATATTGTCGGGTTTGAGTGTTATAATTTGTGGGTACCAAAATTAAGGTACCTTTCAAATCAACAGCAACTTTTGCAACATTCCCAAAAGTTTCAGCATCGTATCGAATGCCAAGTAAAGCTGTATTTGGGTAGCGTAGTTTTACATCGACTACTTCAGTAATAGCCTCGATATACATCTTGTCGCTGACATATTCAGATGTTGAATTAGGCGTAAGACGGCGAACACGGATGAGCCAACCAGTATCAGCTTTAGGTAAATCAATACGATGAGCCCGTTCATAATTTGCAGAAGTTTTGTCTGATATTTTTGTTTTTAAAACTTCTGTCCACGTTCCGCCATCAGTTTGAAGATCAATAGCGTATTCAATTGTTAGACCACTAACATCCCCTGTAGTGGCATCTTGTTTGCGTAGTGGACCCCACTTAAACCGAATACGTAAAGCATCAAGATCGATATTGTTAAATGCACGTACCCAAGGAGTTCCTGACTTTAATTCAACATCAACAGCTGATTCACTATCTACTGAGGGGAAGCCTTCTATGTAATCTTGGTCATTAGTACCCTTTCGGAAATCTACTTTTACATTTGAAAAATTGAGATTTCCATTTGCATCCTGAAGCGGAGTCTCTTCAAGAGAAATTGATTGATATCCATTCGCTAATCCCTCGACCTCACCCTCTGCTAAACCATATAATATATTGATATAGGTTTTGGATTGTGCAGAATCTGAGGCAATTATTGGTTGCCGTGCTTCGTCTTTACCTTTTTTCGCGCCTTTTACAATCGCCATAACAAAAATCTCGCGCAATAAAAAAGGCGCTTAAAAGCGCCTTGGAAAACATTTAATTTTTTACAATTGGTCTTCTGGATATTGGCCAGCACTCACAATGAACCCACCAACCTCACGTTGGCCATAAAGAACAGGAACTGGATTTCCCTGGGCAACTGTTGTTACAGCGCCGCCAAAACCTTTATTGGCTTTATTCCCATCTTGGTTTTGGTCTTGGGTATTATCGACTTTAGGCATCAGCATCATTGCAATACCACCCAACATCATCCCGATACCAGCTCCAATCAGACCTTGTGCTACAACTGCGCCAACACCAGTCCAGCCAGCAAACACCCCAACAACCACACCAACAACAACCATGACAGCCCCAATAATGGTTTGTAATGCCCCATTACCCCCAGCACCTACAACACGAGGTACTACATGAATAACATCAGCTTCGGTATTCATATCAAGCTGCTCTTCACCGATATTGTCTCCAGTAATGAGTCGCTTAGTTTCATGGTCATAGATTGATGGGCTTTTCTTGCCGCGTTTATTATTTGAATTTTTACTTTTAAGAAATACGGCAAACCGCAAGCCTTGCTCGTGGGCATGCAGCATAAACTTCTCGAACCCTGCAATTTGTACAGATAAGGCACGCATAGCTTCACGTGTATTTGCCACATCGAGCTTAAATTCACGACCAAACTGTTGTCCAAGTACGCCATACAATTTAATTGTTTTTAACATCTCTATGCCTCAAGATTTTAACTGTACGTTCAAGCCATTGCTGACCATAAATTTCTCGCACTGACTTTCGGTTATAAGGATGATGAAGAATTAGAGTTGAACCTATGCAGTTTTCTGCCTCTTCTGACTTTAATTTTCCATTATCTCCTAGCCAAACAAGTGCATGATTTGGATGCTCTGTACGCCCTACACGGCAAATTAACATATCGCCATATTGAGGAGTATCTACTTCATAGAACCCTGCTTTCTCGTAGTTTTCTAGGTAAAGTGAAGGGTGATCACTTTCTTCCCACCAGGCATCTTTTCTCTCAAAATCCATGAGCTCAATACCCAACTCTCGACTATAAAAATCGCGTATAAGTGCATAACAATCTTGCCAGCCATGGTAATAATTTCGCCCAATTAAAGGCGTTAGATATCCACATGGTTCATAAATAGCGAAATCTAGATCTGGATAAGAACAGATTACCCACGGTTTTTTATGTAATTCGATTTGAACTAAATCAAGATCAGTTGCTCGAGTAGTGCCATCAGGATGCGAATGCACATAAGCTTTGATTTCCCCCTGGTCTTCTGCCAAAGTTAAATCTTCGGGATGAATTTCAAATTGATCCGCATTATCAGAAATATTGCGGCAACGGATATACTCTTTACCAACGATCACGCCGCAGCATTCTTGTGGATAGCATTCATCAGCATGTGTCATGATTGCTTTTTTAATCTTTGCCGTTAATTTCATAAGTTCTCACATAAGACTTGATGCTGGGAAACCGCCGAAAGGCAATGGTTTGTTTTCTCCGAAACGCACACGGCATGATCGGAGCCTTCCACCACATCGATCTAAAGCTGGATCATCAGTTTGCTCATCTTTATCAGTAAACATGGCAGTTCCTGTATAGCCGCACTCTTCGCCCCGATATTTGCCCATGGTGCACCAATGGCATAAAGAAGTGATTTGACGAACAGGTATTTTTAAACCTTCAAAATCAATTGGATTTGAAAGCTCAAAAGTTACTTGCTGAGCATTTTCAGATGTCTTTTGCTCGATATACCATTTCTGTTCTTTAGCTTCATTCGACGCTGTAGGGTTACCTTCAGGGAAATTTTTAGCATCGAGATATTTGGCAAGGGTAGTTATTACTTTAAGCTTTGCCCCAACAAAATCTTTGCATTGAAGACAGTAAGCTGAAATTGCCCCCTGTATTCCACCGATGTTATTTGCGATCGTTAAAGTTGGAGCAGAAGCTTTACCGTCCGACCGCATTTCTAGGCCAGAGACTTCTAAGCTAATTGCTTCAAACTCTTCACCCTGCCAAAAAATGCTTCCTTCTTGTTGATGACCATGAAAACGCAAAATGCCAATTCCGTAGGAACTGGCATCTAATTCATACAGGTGAACTAATCCACCTGGTTCAAGTTTTTGAAAATCACTTTGTAAAGTCATAGATACTCCTTAAGCTTGAGCTGGAGCTTCCGCGACAGGAGTATATTCAACGCTAATTTTTTTCGTAGCTAAGTCATATTTCATATTTAATGAATTAACTGTTACGCCATATAAATACCCAGCATTTTGAATTGCCTGTATTACCCATCTGGTAATATCAGCATCAAGTAAAGTCATGCTTCCATTGGTACCGCCTCCAGGTG